AACAGTATAGAGTTTTGTTATGGGCGGAAGACCACCAGCACCAAGAGTTGAATATATACCTGCTCCACCACCTCCTGTTACGGTGTCTACACCAACACAGTCTTTAAGAACTCAAACTGAGTTAAGTAAAGCAACTGGTGAGCAGACCAGATTGAATATGGAAACTGGTGCTCAGTTAGATCGTATCAACGAAGAATTCTACACTGGTCAGGATCTGAGAAGATATAGAGCCAGAGGTGCAGAAGAACGTCTACTTTCTGAAACAAGAGGAGAACAAGAGAGGGCAACAACTGCAACTAGAGGTCAGCAAGAACGACTAACTGTAGGAGAAAGAGGTGCTCAGGAAAGACTTACAACTGGAGAAAGAGGTAAACAGGAGCGACTAACAAGAGAAACTGCAGGTGCTCAGGAAAGATTAACTGTAGGTGAAAGAGGCAGTCAGACACGACAGACTCAGGCACAGTTATTATCTGGACAAGAACGTCAAATTGGACTTAGAGGAACTGAAGAACGAGCAACCACTAGAACTAGAGGTGAGGAACAAAGAGCAGGTATTCGTGAATCTGGATCAGAAACTAGAAGAACAGCCTTGCAACAGGAGCAGTTTAGACGCTATAAAGAGGATAGAGATTTCAGACAGTCACGACAAGCTTACAAGTCATAACCGATTGGTTAGATACTTTATCTGATAAAGAAAAAGAAACATATCTAGCTTTTTGCAAACAAACCAGTTCACCAATACAGATGTATCTTTATGCCCGTTTTTTAGGGTATGGAGGTTCTATAACTGATTGTGATATTTGGTCAAAGAAAGAATTTAAAAAAAGAAACTTTAGCACGATACTTGAAGTAGAAATAGATTCTATGCAGATAGATATATCAAAACTTAGAGAAGCTATAGATCTTGGTGTAGTAAAACAGGACATGGGAGCAGCTCGTATATCTATGCTTCAAAAAGAATTGAGAGCTCATATTAAACAACTTGCAGATGAGAAACATCTTACAGATAAACAAGGCTTAATACTTGCTGGTGCTGATCGTGCTTTAAGAGAAATACTATTAATCTTTAGAGATGATCCTATAGAAGGACCACTACAGGAAGCATCAATGGGTGTATGGACAAAGATTCTCCAAGAAGAATCATAAGTCTTAACGAGGTAGTCTTAATACATGGCTGGAACAAGTATCTATTCTGTTCATCGTAGAACTGCAAGGGCAGCTGCTAAACAACAGGTTGTAAAGAAAACATCATCAGTTGATGTTGAAAAAGCTCGAACAGATTTTGCATACTTCTGTGATGTTGTAGGGGACAAACCTCCTGCAGAACATATGCAGTTATGGCATGAACATCTTTACACACATCAAGATAGTGAATGTTTAATTAATATTGCTGGACCCAATGTAGATATACTTGCACCAAGAGGATCAGCCAAGTCTACAGTCTTAGGTTTATTCACTGCCTGGGCTATCGGTGTACATGCTCTTAATAAAAAGCCATTAAAAATTTTATATATTTCATACACTGTTGATGTTGCCAGACCAAAGAGTGCAGCAATAAAAAGAATTATTGAAGATAGTAAGATCTATCGAGAAATATTTCCTATGGTAAAAATTGCCAAAGGAATTAATTCTAATGAGTATTGGAGTATTGATTGGAAGTTTGCAGGTATAAGATCAACTGGTGAGGAAGAATTCAGTTTATGTTGTGCAGGATTAAAAGGTGCTGTTACATCAAAGCGTTCTCATCTATGTATCATTGATGATGCTATAAAATCAGCTGATGATATTAAGAACAGAGACATTCGTGTAGCTATGGAAGATAACTGGAACTCAGTTATTGTTCCAACTATGTTTGAAGGAGGTAGAGCTATATGTCTTGGTACAAGATTTAGACATGATGATATACACCAGACTACTTTCACACCTGATAATGATTGGATACAAATAATACAGTCAGCAGTGACTGTTGATGAAAACGGTGATGAGAAATCTTATTGGCCAGAGATGTGGTCACTCGATTATCTAAATGATCGTAGAAGACAATCACCTATAAGTTTTAGCTTTCAGTATCAGAATCAGGTGGTAAGAACAACTGATATGTCTGTTTCACCAGATTTGATTATCAAAGGGCAGATACCAACACAGTTTGATTGTCTAGGTGTTGGTGTTGATTTATCTGCAGGTGTTAGAGAAAGAAATGACTACACAGTATTTGTTATGGGTGGAAGACTTGGAGACAAGATATATATCATTGACTGTAAACGATTAAGAATAATGGGTAATGTAGAAAAACTAGAAGCAATAATGGAGATGATGTTTGAATGGGGAATAGTTCATAAAGACAATGATAAATACTTTCCTACTGGTAGCACTGTTGATGTATGGTCAGAAGCTGTAGCATATCAGGCATCATTGGAAGCAGATTTCAAAAGGATATGCTTGGAAGAACAAGGACTTTATAATTTACTCTGGCATCCGGTAAAAGGATTCAGAGGTGACAAAGTTGCCAGATTCAGAGGAATTATGGGCTTATTTGAACAACATAAGATATTATTTAATAAATACCGTAAATTTCAGGCACTAACAGATGAAATAGTAAATTTCGGAGTTAGTTCCCATGATGATTGTGTTGATGCCCTAGTCTGGTTATGTAATGGATTAATGTCCAGAGGAAAACTAGAGTTAGAGTATTGACGAATTAGACTATTAAGAGTATCTAACATGATAGCCAATTTTTTCTATAACAATATTGAACTTGAGCAAGATGCTTATGGTTCTGCCATAATTAACCTCCCTGATGAGGTATGTCATGATCTGGGTCTTCAACCCGGAGAAAGATTTAATATTGAGGCTGATGATGAAAACATTGTCTTCAAACGAGTAGCTCCCGGCTATGAGATTGATGCCAAATAAAATAATAAAAAGTGACTAGATGAATCAAACTAATTCTACTTTTGACTCAATGCTGAAAGCAGCAATAAGTCGTGACTCGGATGGTGCTACCGATACGATGATCATTCATGCTCATCTATCACAGATGAAGATGTTTGGTATTCGTCAGGGTGTTGAGTTTTATCCTGAGCAGGATAATTTTGGATCACAGAGATATGATTTTATACAACAGGTAATTAAGTTTAATCAGCTTGATGCCAGATTAGATTCCATATGGGATCATTTTTTAGCTTTAGGAAAAGGATTATTTTATATTCGTCCTACTGAAAAAACCTATAGACTCTATTGGTTTGATAAAAATTCTTATAGAACTTTTTATTCACCAGAAGGAGAACTTGAAGAAGTAATAGTTATATATCCTTACAAAGTTAAAGCTAATAGAGGTTTTGGTGGATCTCAGATTGGATTAAGTACAGATAAAAGATATATGCGTCTTCGAATTACAGCAGAGAATATCGAAGAAGTACATAGTGAACAGGAATTAAGTTTTGATGGACCACAGGAGTTTACTACTTTAAATAAAAAGACTCTAACCAACACAATGAAATTTATTCCTTGTGTAGAAGTATTTAATAATCCAGACGCTTTTGGTACTGATGGTAGTGGTGAGTTTGATTGGATATCAAATCAGATTGTTGCTCATGATGAAATGGTTAAAAACATTAGAGCTAACCTTTCATTCTTTGGTAATCCAACTTTACTATCTTCTCGTCCTAAGCAGGATATTGTTGAGAGTAGTAAGGATGCTGCACCACAAAGACCAAGTATTTCAAGTCAATCAGGTTTTACTTCTGATTTAAGTACACTTCAATCTACCTATAAACAAGATCCTGTGACAAGAAATCCAGCAGGATATATTGGTAGTCCAGGTGGAGGGATGAGAGTTCCAAGAGTTATTGCAAACTTAGAACCTACAGATCGTGTTGGTTTTATTACTCCTAACGCAGTAAGTACAGATCAATCCAGATATGTTGGTCAGCTAAGAAGTGAAATAAGATTAGCTTTAGGTGGTATTGATGATATATCAATTAGTAATGTAACTGCAACAGAGATAAAATCTGCATACGGAAGAGTAAGTGCAACTGCCAGAAAGAAATGTTTACAGATATATGAATACGGAATCTGTAGATGTTTTGAATTAATGATCTTCCAAGAAGAACAGATATTCCGTCAGACATTAGCAGCAGCTTCCGGTATTAAATATCCTGAATTACCTGTAGAAGAAACTCCTGAAGCAATAGAGAAATATGAGAAACAGAAAGTTAATTATGAGAAGAAATTACAGAAAGCAATTGATGTTGCAAGAGAAACAAAAGAGATTCCAGATGGTGTTCATGGACTTGCACCTGATGGTGATAGAACGGTAGCTTGGAGATGGATGGGACCTGTGTACGAGGATACGGCACAGGATAAAGTTCAGCAATCTATATTCTGTAGAAACCTACAAGAA